CTATTCGAGAAGGACGGGCGATTCCCAAATACCTGCCAAGCAATCACTGAATTTTTATCTGTGGCAAATCCCGGCGCGCCGCTGCTGGCCGAACTTACCGACCTTCAGTCTTTCGCCACCCTGCAAACCGCCGCCAGCGACCGCGCAATCAAACTCTGGCAAGCCGCCCATCCCGACCGGTCGGATGTGTGGCCGGATCAGGCGCAATTGCTGGTCTGGCTGCTGGAGCAACTGGATGCGATGCGGGCGGAGAGGGACGGGCTGGAGGCGCGATTGCGGATGGCGAATCGCCTGTTTCTTGGAAGCGATCGGGAGGGCGATCAACTGGATGGAATGGCGGAGTGGTAGGGCAGAAATAATAACGCAATAGAGGAAACGACTAATGCTAAATGAACTCATACCAAGTCCTGATTGGGGCGAAGAGGGGAAGGACTGGATGCGGGTCCCGCTGGTGAACGGCGGATGGTGTGTGGTGGATGCGGAGGATTACGAGAAGGCGGCTTGCCGCCGATGGCAAATATGTCAACGTGAAGGATGGGCAAGCCGCGTCGTGTCTCAATCTAGGCCGACAGTGCTGCTGTATAAGATCGTCGTAGACATGCCCCGTCTGGCTCGCATTGCGTTCATAGATGGCAATCCGCTGAATCACAGGAAGGTAAATCTGCACCTTTGCAGTACCGCCATTGCTTGCTTTAACTGCGGACTTATTTACCGGAAAAAGGCGAGTCGCCTGATTGAATACAAGACTCAGTTCTGCTCTGTGAAATGCAGGGACGAGTTTTCAGCAACCAGCGTCGAGGCGTGGGGCCGTAGATATCGGGGGGTAAAAAAAAGTGCGGACATGGGAAGGGTGTACACGCCTGAGCTAATCCGCCGCATTAGTGAATGGGACGGAGAGGGCTGCGCCTTCCCGTTATGCGAAAAAGCAAAAAGCAGGCAGAGCAAATGGCCTTTATGCCCGTTGCATCGCACTCGTTTTGAGTATTTTCGCGCCGATTCAAAAAGGCATTACCAAAGGAGACTAAATGAACTCATCTAATCAAGTCCTTGTCCACTCCCGCCGCAACGGGAAACATAATCTCGGCATCGGCTACGAAGGCCAAGACAGGCTTAGTCTGAATCTTCGTCAGCTTCGTTACGAATCCGAGATGAAATCAATGGGGTTGCCCGAAGACCTTCAGGCGTGCATTAAGTTTCAACTCGATTTGCGCGCCGAAACGCTGGAAAACAAATACAAGCAGGTGTTCGCTTATACCCAGCTTCAGAAGTTCGGCAGCTTTTGGGAAGACTTCGGCTGTCGGTCACTGGATGAATGGCTCGCCACAGTTGATTTGCCGACCGGCAGCACGCTTGCGAATCGCGAAGTAATGGTGCGGATGTTCAGCAAGGAAACATTCGTCCTCATCGGCGACGACATGCTTGGCGAGATGATGTTACTAATTTGCCGAGTGCAGTCCGACACCGAAAAGCGCAAGGCTGACTATCAGGCCATCTTCGATGCCTACTGCAAAAGTTACACTTCTTTTGACAAGTCCAAGTTTCGGGAAATTCTCTATTGGTACTTCAACACTAATTACTCGATGCCCGCTGGCAAGAAAGTGGAAAACATAAAGGCCAGCCCGCCAAGCGAACTGCCAACCGGAACGCATTACGTGAAGGTCGCAAAGCCTGTTGCTGAGATTCAGTCTTACCAAGAGCACAGTGCCCCGGTGGTGCATTCGTCCGCTGTCCCGTCCGTCGCGCCGACCACGCCAAGCGTGACAATGGATTACGTGGTGGAGCAGAGGACTTGTCTTGGTTGCCGCTTGCGGGATGCCTACATCGAAGACCTTGAGCGGGTAATTCAAAGCAAGCTTGGCAAGCGCGAATTACCCGTAAAGCCAAGGAATATCTGATCGGCACTTTAACGAGGGCACCACCTTTGACCAGCAGTAATTCGGAAATAATTTGCAACAGCGGCACGCAATCCGCTACACTGGCCCCGGAAGCACAACCGATTGTGGTTTGTGCGGAATGTGAGCGGCTAAAACAGGAAATTCTCTTCATTCGGGAAGAGATTGCGAAAGGGAATCGAAAGCTTGCCCGCTCACGTGGCCTGTTGCAGGAAGTGGAGGCGCAGCGGGCGGAGTTGTTTTTGAGTTTGAGAGATTGAGGGTGGCCGCGCCAGCAAGCATGTGGCTTCGTAGTTTTTGGGATGCGCAATCCCGAAACCGTTTGCAGTCGGCACGCAACGCCGACAAGCCAAGCCGCCGCCCTCACTGACAATTTGACCACGGGACATACCCGGAAACGCAAGTTTCTTATTCTGCCCGTCGAATGATTCACGCGAGTCATCCGGCGGGCTTTTTGTTTTTTATGAGCATGAGTCTAAGGGAAGCAATCGAGACAATTAAGGCGAACAGAGCATTCGTTCCCGCGCACTGCAATTCGTTTGTCGAGAAGATGATTGCAGGGCTGGAAAAAGACGGCGACAGTTTCTTTGTCTCTCGCCGACAGCGCGGCTTCCTCTGCGCGATTATTGGCCAGTATCTCCCGCAGACTAAAACTTCAGACAAGCCAAAATCCAGACTTCAGGAACTGAAAGAAAAGAAAGCCATGCTGTTGGCGCGGTCGAGGCGTGCAGCATCGCGAAAAACAAGCGTAAATAACCAGAAGTCTATCGCGCTCGCCAAGCTTGGCGCAGGTGAGTTGCAAGTCTCTGACGCGCCGACAGCAAAGATGCGTCATGCGAAATCTTTAGCACGACAGTTACATCACGCGCCGCTGTTGGCTAAGACCACCAAGCGGTGATTTTTTCTTTTTTCCGGGCGCACGTCGCCCACGTTGTTTGTCACAAAAATCCTTCGCCGCCGTGCCGGGCGCGATTTCCCCCAATTTCCCCCAGGAGTTGGGAACGATGCAAAAGGAAGATGTCTTGTTGAATCCATATGAAACAGCAGCGGGGGCCGTGATTGTGTCCATTGTGGGCGGAGTCATCGTCTGGCTGCAATCAGTCTGGAAAAAGGCGGTCAAGGCGGACGTGGATGCGATTATCGCAGCGGCACGAACCGACGCGGCAACGGCAGTAGCGACGGCAAAAGCAGAAGCGGCAGCCAGTATCGCCGCGTTTCGGCAGGAAATGAAAGAGCGCAACGACGCAACCGACCGGCGCATTTCGCAATGGGAACAGCGATCCGGCTCATTCGTGACCCGCGAGGCAATGGCTGAGCTTGAGCGAAAGATGGATCGAATGGAAAGCCGAATTGAGGCGTCCATTAACAAGATCACCGACCGGCTGGATAAGCTGCTCGAAACGCGGGAGCGGCACTAATGCCAACCCTTTTCGACAGATGGCTTGGACGTTCGGCGCTTAGCCGGAACGAGGCGCTAAAGGCACTGAAGCTGGACGAGATTGCCAGGATTGAGAAGCAGCAATCCAGCGACCGGCTCGATATTCAGGCGCGCATTGACGCGATTGACACGAAGATCAACGAATTGAAGCGCCAGCGTCGGCGGATCGAAACCGAAATGGCCACGGCGGATAAGTTGAATGCGACGCGAATGGAGCAACTGATCGCAGAGCTTGCGGAGCTTAAGGCAAACGAGGCCGCGCTGAGTCAGCCGGACGTGATTACGGCGGCAGAGGGACGGACGTTGACGATCAAGACGGGGGGCGAAAACTGAACTGGCGAATTGAACATGGCGATGCACTGGAAGTGATGCGCGGTCTGCCGAACAACTCGGTAGATGCGGTGGTTACTGATCCGCCGTATGGCTTCGCCTTTATGGGCAAGAAGTGGGACTACAACCTGCCGCCCGTTGAGTTGTGGGAGCAGGCGTTGCGCGTGTTGAAGCCGGGCGGGCACCTGCTGGCCTTTGGCGGTGCGCGAACTTACCACCGCGCAACGTGCCGGATTGAAGATGCGGGCTTTGAAATTCGGGATTGCGTGATGTGGGTTTATGGCAGCGGATTTCCGAAAAGCCATAATTTGCAAGGCGAGTGGAAAGGCTTCGGCACAGCCCTGAAACCAGCGCACGAACCAATCGTGCTGGCGCGCAAACCGCTGATTGGAACGGTTGCGGAGAATGTGCAGGCGTGGGGATGTGGGGCGTTGAATGTGGATGGATGCCGGATTGAAACTGGCCATGAAGTGACAGGCCGTCCGCAGTACGAAAGCAAGGGATGGAAAAACACAAGCGGGATGACAGGCAGTGTCACCGATGATTGGAAGAAAGGCCGCTGGCCTGCCAATCTCATCCACGACGGCAGCGATGAAGTGGTGGGGATGTTTCCGCAGACGACAAGCGGGAATTTGCGGCCATATAAAGAACGGCACATCAATGCCAGCAGTTTTAAAATGAGCCGTGATAAGGATTACAGCAAAGACGGCGACACCGGCTCCGCCGCCCGTTTCTTCTACGCCGCAAAAGCAAGTCGAAGTGAGCGGGAAGCGGGGCTTGATGGGATGCCGGAAGCGAGAGGCGGCGCGGAGCAATTTGATAGCCGATGGAAGGAAGGCACAGGCGATGCTCGCAAGCCAATGGTTCGCAATTCTCACCCAACCGTCAAACCTCAATCCCTGATGCGCTACCTCTGCCGCCTGATTACGCCGCCCGATGGAATCATCCTTGACCCGTTCTTCGGCAGCGGTTCAACCGGCGTTGCGGCGATTGCCGAAGGGTTTTCGATTATCGGAATTGAACGCGAGGCGGAATATGTAGAGATTGCGCGGCGGCGATGTGCGCACGCGCTGGGAGCGGATGCGCCACTGTTCGCAGTGGCATGAAAGAAAAACATGAAAGCGAGAAACTTTGAGTTTACATTTTGCTGGGGTGATTTCTTTTGGCTGGCTGTGCTAGCCGTCATCCTGGGATTTTCGGCAGCGGTGGCGCAGGCGCAGGCATGCACGCCGCCAATCTTCCAAGGCAGTGTAAACGCCACCGGCAATTGCAACCGGCTTTCAATTCGCTTCCTCAACACGCAATCCAGCACGCTGATTGACCACTACGTTGTTCGCTGGACGGCGGACGGCGTAATGCAAACACTGCCCGGCAGCGCAATTCAGGCGGTGCGGGATGATGTGACCTGCCAATGGTCAAGCCAGCTTCAGGTAACGCAGTACAACAAGAACGGCGCGGTTTGTTCGTCCACATCGGCAATCAGTCCCGCCCCGCACACGCCCGCTTGTGGGCTGTGTTCGGGTGGCGGCGCATCCGCCGGCATCTCCATTGTTTCTTCCGCGAACTTTCGCGGCCAGGTTTCACGTGGCAGCCTCGCCAGTCTGTTCCCCGATCCGGGAGCGACCTTTACCGACCGGCAGGAATTCGCGACCTCATTCGTTTTGCCCACCACACTGGGCGGCGTGACGGTCGAAGCGGGCGGGCTGATTTGCCCCCTCCTCGCCGTCGCTCCCGGCCAGGTCAATTTTCTACTGCCGGACGATTTGCCAGACGGGCCAACGGAAGTGCCGGTTGTTGTCAATTCCACGCGCGGCACAACGGCGCGATTCACCGGACGGGCGCAACTGAATCCACAGGCGCCGGGGATTTTCACGCTCAGCGCCAACGGCGAGGGACGGGCGGCGAGCCTGTGGCTGATTCTGTATGCGAGCGGCGGATTCAACTATTTCAACGCTCTGCCCACGCTGAGCGGTTCGGAGCGGGTGTTTTACATGCTTTACGGCACAGGCATCCACGCCACACAGGCGGAACTCCGGCTGGGGAACGGGCGCTCGTTCGCGTCGTTCCACGTCACGCCGTCCATTTTCGAGGGCGTGCAGCAGTTGACGTTTCAGGTGCCGGTGGCGGATGCGTGGCGGGTGGATGTGGGGGCGACGGTGCGGGTGTTTACGGGGAATGGGGGATATTACGATTCGCAGGGATTTACTGTGAGGTAACAGCAATGAAATGGCCAGAACACGTCTACCCGTTAAACGACCTGAAAGAGCATCAGTTAAAAACAACCTGCTGGTGCGAACCGGCTATTAACGAATTGCTAATTGTCCACAACGCCGCCGATGGTCGCGAATTCATTGAAGAGGAAGAGCGGCAAGCGATTGTGCAAGGGATGCGCGACATCGCAGCAGGAAGAGTGAAGCCGCGGGAAGAAATCAGGCAAGGACCAAGGGAGATATAGATGGAAGTCGCACAAAGGGAAATGCCTCGCTACAAGTGCCACAAGGAAGTCTGGGCGCTAAAAATCAAAGAGGTGATCAAGCACGCACATCCCGACCCGAAGGCTGACGATGCCGCGTTTGAAGCGTCTGACGCATTTCAGGGCGCGCATCTCTTCTTCGAGGAATCCGAATTCGCGCCCATTCCGGTTGACGCGAAGTGGTATCGCAAGCACGACCCGATGCCGGGCGGCTATTACGTTGTTTACCAAGACGGCTATGCGTCCTATTCGCCCGCCGTGGCCTTTGAGGGCGGGTATACAAAGCTGTAACGAGGGGATTGCTGATGTTCAAAAATTTTATCTGCTCACTCTTCCACCGCCAGCAATGGATTTCGGCACAAACCGACATTGCCGGAACTCCGCATCTGTATTGCGTGCGATGCGACATTGCGCACGGGCAGGTAGTCGCAGAGGTAGGACAAGATGACCTGGCCTAATATTTTCAATCTTAACGAATTCGCCGCAGCCGTTTTTGCTGTTTGGGCAATCACGGGCTTCGGCCTCGCCTGCGCTCTTTGTGGGCGCTATTACCAACCACGACCGAAACAGAAAGGATGGTGATCCAAGTGCAAGATTTCTGGATTGATTTTGGCTTCAGCACGGTATTCACAATGCTGCGCGCCATCGTGACGGACGAAAAGAAAAAAGCGTCAATGAAAAAGTTGTTCCTGAAGCTGCACCGAAATATCGGCGCGGCGTATGCGGACGATCCTGATTTTGCGGCTGAATAGCCGCTTCTCGTCTGGCGAGGGCTGGGCTAATGGCATGCCGCCGACTGAAAAGTTGTGCAATGTCAGTTCGACTCTGACGCCCTCGCCGCACGATTCCTGGCCACCGCTTTTTCGCTTCTGGGGGCACGGGGGTGAACGCACCGGGGCAGGTGGTGGCCAGTTTTGATTTTCCTTGCTGGGGTGTTCATTGCATTCTCCGCCCGCTGCGATGGTTTGGGCATGGGGTACGACAGCGGGTCACTTGAGCAGTGGGGGCGAGGTTCGGATTTGCCGCCTCCGCTGCTCTTGATTGAAATCTTTATGAAACGCATTTTTATCGCTCTGCTCTTCCTCGCGTCCTTGGCCGTCTCAGCCCAAGCGCAGCTATCACAAAGCACGATTTCCGGCACAATTTATGCGCTCGACGGCTCGGTCAAGTCCGGCGTGAAAGTCCGCGTGGTGCGCGTCACTCAATCCGGATCAAACATCAACGCCAACACGAATCTCGAAACGACCAGCGCAGCGGATGGAACGTGGTCACTCACGCTTCCGCGAAGCTCCACCGCGTGGTTTTGCTCGCCGAATTCGTCTGTGATTTCCGGCATGTCGTCGGATTGCAATCGCGCCACGGCGAAGACCATTCCCAATTCCGCGAGTGCAACGTTTCAATCACTGACCACGGTGGTTTCCTTCCCCACAGGCGGGTTCGTTGTTAAGGACGAAGGAACGTCCCTGTCCGACGTGGCCACCACGTTGAATTTCGTCGGCTCCGGCGTGGCGGCAACACAGGCATCGCCGGGCGTGGCGACGATTACGATTTCCGGCGGCAGCGGGTCGGGTACTGTAACAGATTTCAGCGCGGGCAATCTCAGTCCGCTTTTCACGTCCAGCGTTGCGACCAGCACCAGCACACCGGCGCTGACGTTTTCTCTGTCCACGCAATCTGCCAATCGGATTTTCGCCGGACCGACCACGGGTAGCGCAGCCGCGCCGACGTTCCGCGCCCTGGTTGCTGCGGATATTCCCGATATTTCCGGCACGTATCAGCCGCTGGACAGTGATTTGACCACGATTGCGGGACTGACGGCGACAAATGATGACGTGCTCCAGCGCAAGGCCGGTGCGTGGGTAAATCGTTCGATTGCCCAACTCAAGACCGATCTTGGATATGCGACGATTGCCACCAGTGGAAGCGCGAGTGATTTGGGCAGCGGGACGGTTCCCCTGGCGCGCCTGAGTGGGATTACAACGGCGGAACTGAGCGCGACGGCGGGAATTACGAACGGGCAGCTTGCCGGATCAATTGCCTTCTCGAAAATTGCTATCAGCGGCACGCCAGACGGGACAAAGTTCGTTCGCGACGATGGCTCTTTCCAGAACATCCCCGGCGGCGGCGATGCGCTGACAAGCAATCCGCTGAGCCAGTTTGCTTCAACCACTTCCGCGCAACTCGCGGGCGTTCTGAGCAATGAAACCGGCACGGGCGTTGCGGTGTTCAATGACACGCCAACCCTGATTGCGCCAATTCTCGGCACGCCCACGAGCGGCACACTGACCAACGCAACGGGCCTACCAATCAGCACGGGTGTATCCGGGCTGGGAACCGGTATTGCCACGGCGCTTGGCGTAAACGTAGGCAGTGCGGGCGCGCCGGTGCTGTTCAATGGTGCGGGCGGCACGCCTTCGAGCTTGACACTGACCAACGGCACCGGCTTGCCAATTGGCGGAATCACCGGCCTCGGCACCGGCGTTGGAACCTGGCTGGCCACGCCCAGCAGTGCGAATCTCGCCTCTGCTATCACGGACGAAACCGGAAGTGGCGCGCTGGTTTTTGGCACGTCGCCGGATTTCACCACCGGCGCGACAATCGGCGGCGTTGCAATTCCAACAATCAGCAGTACGTCCACGCTGACAAACAAAACGATCAGCGGCGCGTCCAACACGCTGACGAATATCGCGAACGCCAGCCTGTCGAACAGCGGAATCACGATTGCCGGAACGCCCACCAGCCTGGGCGCGGCAATTACGCTGGACACGATTACGGGACTGTCTTCGACCGGCATCGTAAAACGCACCGCCGCCAACACGCTGGCGATTGCGACCAGTGGCACGGACTATGCGCCAGCAACGTCGGGCAATTCAATTCTCTACGGCAATGGCAGCGGCGGATTCTCTGCGGTTACGGTCGGCAGCGGATTGGATTTCACGGGCGGCACACTCACGGCAACAGGTGGCGGAACGGGCGATGTGGTTGGACCATCCTCCGCAACGGATAATGCCGTTGCTCGCTTCGACCTGACCACGGGCAAGCTGATTCAGGATTCTGTTGTCACGATTGCCGACACGTCCGGCAATATGGCAGGCGTCGGAACGCTCAACGGCCACACAATCCCCGGTGGCACCGATACGTTTGCCATGCTCGGAACGGCGCAGACGTTCACGGCCAATCAGACGTTTGGGAGCGGGATTTTGCGCGCCACGTCGCCGCGTGTGGCAACCTCGATTTTGGATGCCAACGGCAACACACTGGTCGGCGCAACTGCGACCAGTAGCGCGGTCAATTACGCCACGATTACGAACGCGGCGGCGAGTGGCAATGTCGTTATCGGCACGGACGGCAGCGACACCGCTGTCCCGCTCTATCTCTATCCGAAGGGCGGCGCTTATCCCGATGGCCCACAGGTCTATTTGCGCCACGGCGCGCGCTACGACCGGCCTGAACTGTCATGGCCTGGCAGTCTCAAGAATTACGGCATTCACCAGAATTCCGGCGGCGGATGGTTCAGCATCAATGCGAACAACATTGCGTTGGGCGCGGGCGGTGCGCAGAGCGGCGCGGAAGCCAAGGTCGCGATGTTGCGCAACACGTTGTTGGCCTGGGGTGACAGCCTTGAAACGCCGATTGATGAGGTAGATCAGGATCTGTTTCTGGGGCGGCGCGCGTCGGCGACGTTTCGATTCGGCAAACCGGACGTGGCAGGCGCGCCAGTCGCCCAAACCTTCACGGTTCAGGGCGCGAGCGGCGTCTCAAATACCGCTGGGGCGAACACCACCTGGAAAGCCTCCGCCGGAACCGGCACCGGCGCGGGCGGTTCGCTGATTTGGCAGGTTGCGCCAGCAGGTAGCAGCGGCAGCACACAAAACAGCTATCAAACCGCGCTGACGATTGCCAGCGACAAATCAGCGACGTTTACCGGCGACATTCAGGGAACCACTGCCACATTCAGCGGCGCGATTTCCGTCGCAAGCTGCACGGGTTGTGGCGGCGGGCTTTCGGACGGCGACAAGGGCGACATCACAGTCAGCAGCAGCGGAACAGTCTGGACGATTGATAACAGCGCGGTCAGCAATGCCAAGCTGACCAATTCCGCAATCACAATCGCCGGAACGTCTACCAGTCTCGGCGGCTCGATCACGCAGGACACAATTACCGGCCTTTCCAGCACAGGGTTGATCAAGCGCACGGGCGCAAACACACTGGCCACAGCCACGGCGGGAACGGATTATGCAAGCGCGGGTGACGTGACGAGCAGCGGGCTGACGATGGCTACGGCGCGCTTGTTGGGACGAAGCACAGCCAGCACGGGAGCGGTTGAAGAAATCTCGATTGGCTCCGGCCTGTCTTTATCGGCGGGAACGCTGAGCGCGAGTGGCGGGGGCGGTGGCCTCACCATCGGCACAACCACAATTACCAGCGGCACGGGCGGACGTTTTCTTTACGAAACCAGCGGCAATGTCGTTGGCCAAATCTCCACGCTCACCAGCGATGGAACGATTGTTACTTTCGCGCCAACGGTTACAACCGGCAGCGGATCAACCGCCGGACTGGCCGCAACGGCGAATAGTCTCACGACCGGCAATGCGTTTGATTTCTCCTCTTCGTCCGTCACGACCGGCAACGTCGTTTCCATCGCAGCGACCGGCACGGCAGCAGCGTCGAACACAAAGACGGCGTTGCGCGTGGCCACAAGTGGCGCGAACGGAACCAGCACACAGACGACGTATGGGGGGTATTTCACCAATACCAGCACGGGCACGAGTTCCACGAATGTGGGATTGTATGCCGCCGCGTCGGGTGGGACAGTCAACGCGGGGATCGTGATTGGCGCGGGAAATCTGAACTTCGGCGGCACGGCATCAAGCAATGTCATGTTTCAGCCCAACGGCACGGGCGGCGCATTTCGGCGCGGCGATGACAGTAACTTGAGCGGCGAAATCTTCGGCGGCTCTTTTACAACTGGAACGAGCGGCGCGCGAAAAGCAATGATTGACGCAGGAAACGTGGCGCCCGGCATTTTCATGTCGTCCGATTCCACGTTCTATTTCGCCAACTCCACCAACGCAACCAGTTCAATTAACACGCTGGGGGTGAAATTCAAATCCTCCGGTCTGCTCGAAATCAACGCCGGATCAACCGGGGCCATCGGCACAACCCCCGGCAACGCCCGCGACCTAATGCTGCGCCGCACATATTTCGCGGAAACAACCTCCGACCCCAGCGCGTCGGAACTGTCCGTCGCTGGAGGCAACGCGCTTGACGTGGCGGCGGTCTACGTTAAAAGCAATAAACTGGTCATCGCCTACAACAACAGCGGAACCGTGACCTACATTACGATCCCGCTGGACGGTTCGACCACGACATGGACGCACAGCACGAGCGCCCCATAGGACTAATGCCGCAGGACAAAGCTGAGAAGCCCAAACAGCAAGCACAGCGCAGTGGCCAATCGGTATTTTTGACGGTCGCCATTGATCAGGTAGAACGCGGCGCTGCCGCCGCAAGACAGGCTGAGAAGCACAGAAGTGACATAGGCAAACTGAATCATGCGAGCGAAAACTATCGCCCCGAAAATATGAAAGTCAAGACGATGAATACAAATCAAAAACTTGCAATCCTCCTCGCACTGTTCGCCCTGGCGCTGACTGCGTTGGCGCAATCACCAACCGTCAAGAATTCCTTGACAGTTGAAGAGCAACAACAATGGGCCAACCTGCTCGCCGCCGAAAAGCAGCGCGCCGACACGCTCACCCAATCCACCAACGACCTGCTCAACACCCAACCCGGCCCGGATTCCATCGCCGTGCATGCGCGCTATCAATCGGCTTGGCTGGCGCTGCGATTGGTGCGGACGGAGGCGCGGGAATGGCTGGGGAAGTTGCAGGCGGCGCACGAGTGCAAGGAGTGTCTGGTGAGTGCGGACGGAAAGAAACTGGAGCCGGTGAAGAAGGACAGGGGGAAATGAGCAACGAGATTTACACGCTGAGTAACCGCGAACGCTGGACAATCCTGGCGGAACTGCACGCGCGGTGGGGGAATGAGGAGTTGGCGGCGGTGTTTTTGGAATTAGTGGGTAGCAGTGAGGAATGAAGTTAAATCCTGACCAACGCGCCGCCATGCATCAATGGGCAGTGGGCGGCGAAATGACAGATTTGACCGCAGCTAAGGCGCTGGCGGCCAAGTTCAGCGCGCCGTTCAACCCCACGGCGGCGCAGTTCGCCTACTACATGACGGCGGCGGGAGTGGAGCGGCGGAAGCGTGCGGATGAGAAGCGGGCGGCGGGGATTGAAACAGGCTACCGGACGCTGGAGAGGAAGATTGACCTGATTGAAAAAGAGGTAATGCAGACCGAATCGCTGATTGAAGACTGCATTGGGAAGATCAAAGAGGGGCTGACAGTAAGCGATTTATCGAACGTGGTGCGGGCGATTGCAGGACTGAAGAAAGAAATACGCGAAGGCGTGAAATATATGGCGATTTTGGATAAGCAGTGGACGGAGAAGAAGGACTTAACAAGCGACGGGAAGCCGCTGCAAGTGGTGCCGACAATAAATGTCTACGCTAGCGAATCAAAAACAGATTAAGCCGCTAACGCTTGATTTCTACTTGCACAAAAAGCAGCGTTTCGCGCTGTTCAGCCGTGCGACAGAAATCCTCTATGGCGGCGCAGCCGGTGGCGGTAAATCGCACCTGATGCGCGTGGCGGCGATTCTGTGGGCATGCCAGGTTCCAGGGCTGCAAATCTATATCTTCCGGCGACACTTTGACGAACTGTACAAGAATCACATGGAAGGCCCGTCAAGTTTTCCTGAACTGCTTTCCGAGTGGGTGAACGCCAAGCTGGTTTCGATCAATCACAGCAGTCACACGATTCGATTTTGGAACGGTAGCACGATTTTTCTCTGTCACTGTCAGCACGAAAAGGACGTTTACAAGTACAAAGGGCCGGAAATTCACGTCCTGATGATTGATGAGCTTACGCAGTTCACGGCCAAGATGTACCGCTTTCTGAGAAGCCGCATGCGGCTTGGCGGGTTGGTGATTCCGCCGAAATTTGCGGGCCTGTTCCCCCGCGCACTGAATGGCACAAACCCCGGCGACATTGGCCACAACTGGGTAAAGGCGGATTTTGTTGATTGCGGGCCGGAAGGCTCAATTCAGGAAATGCCCAACGCCGAAGGCGGCATGCAGCGTCAATATGTTCGGGCACTACTGGCGGATAATCCAAGCGTGGACGCGGACGACTATGCGGGGAAATTGGAAGGGTTGGGAGATGAAGCGCTGGTTCGGGCGATGCTGGATGGAGATTGGGACATCGTGGCCGGTGGCATGTTCGATGACATCTGGCGGCGCGATGTTCACGTTATCAAGCCCTTTGCGATTCCAGCCAGTTGGGCAATTGACCGCTCTTTTGACTGGGGTAGCAGTGCGCCGTTCTCGGTTGGCTGGTGGGCGGAATCAGACGGCACGGCTGCGCCCAATGGCAAGCATTATCCGCCCGGCACGTTGTTTCGGATCAATGAGTGGTACGGATGGAACGGGCGACCAAACGAGGGGTTGAAGATGCTGGCAACAGAGATTGCCAAGGGCATTAAGGAGCGCGAAGCGAAGATGGGCATCACGGTGAAGCCCGGCCCGGCGGATTCGTCTATTTTCGACGCGGAAAACGGCGTCTGCATTGCAGACGATATGGCCAAGTTCGGCGTGAAATGGACAGCGGCGGATAAGTCGCCAGGCAGTCGAAAGACCGGATGGGAGCGAATGCGGAAATATCTCAAGGCGTCTATTCCCGCGCGCGATGCCAACGGCAATCCGCTGCCGTTGGAGCAGCCGGGGCTGTTCGTGTTTGAGCAGTGTGCGCAGTTTATTCGCACGGTTCCGGTGTTGCCGCGCGATCAGAATAGGCGCGACGATGTGGATACGAAGGCGGAAGATCATATTGGAGATGAGGCGAGGTATCGAGTGATGACACCGCGTAAAAAGTGGAGCGTGGCCTAGAAAACTATGAACAATTCAATCACAACCAACCAACCCAACATCCTCCGCCGCGCCTACACCGCCGTCAAAGCCGCCCTGCGCTTCACCGGCGCAGGTGGGAGCAGCGGTCAAAGCTGGTCCGCATTTAACTGGTTTTCCGGCTACTTCAACAATTCCAGCGTGAATTTCACCCAGGAAGCGGGCGACCTGGTGCAATCATCACTGGTCATGGCGGCGGTGAATTGGCTGGGGCGCGTGCTGCCGGATGCGCCGCTTCAGATCGTCGAGGCAGACAAAGACGGCAAAGAAAAGCCCGTCCCTGGCCATCCGGCGATTGAACTGCTCAAGCGCCCCAATCCCTACTATGGCGGCGCGAATCTGTGGAAGGGCTTTGCGCTGGGATGGATCACGCCCGGCGATGTGTATTTTTATAAACTGCGGAACGGGCTGGGGCAGGTCTTGCAACTCTGGTATGTGCCGTCGGATATGATCAAGCCAATCTGGCCGGAAGACGGAAGCGAATTTATCAGCCATTACGAATACCGCCCCGATGGGCGGGTTGTGGAAATTGACCCTGACGACATCATTCACTTCCGCAATGGACTCGATCCTAAAACGCAAGGACGCACCGGGCTTTCCCCGGTGGCGAGCGTGCTGCGCGAAATCTGCGCCGATAACGAAGTGCCGCTTTACCATTGGTTGCTGTTGAAGGCAGGCGGCGCGCCACCGGTAGTGCTATCGCTGAAGGACGGACAGAGCGGCGTGGACTTTAATCCCGCAGAAATCAAAGCCAAATACCTCGCCGCAACGTCCGGCGACCAGCGCGGCAAAGTGTTCGTCAGTGGCAATGCGGTTGAGTTGACGAAGGTGGGGTTTTCACCGTCTGAGATGGATTTGAAAATGCTCCGCCATCTGCCCGAATCGCGCTTCGCTTCCGTGATTGGCATCGCAAAAGAAACGCTTGGCTTTGGCGTAGCAGACGCCAGCAGCACGTACAACAACGTCACCTCTGCCGATGCGCGCAGTATTCAGACCTACGTGCGCCCACTGTGGTCCTACATTGAAGACGAACTGACGCATCAGCTTGGGCCGGATTTTGGGCTGAAGCCGAATCAGCGATTTGATTTTGATCTAAGCGAGATTGCGGCGCTTCAGGAGGATCGGGGCGCGCTATTCACGCGCGAAACCCTGGCGTATGAAAAGGGCGTGAAGAAACGGTCGGAGGTGCGCGAGGCGCTGGGCTTGGATTCGTCACCGGAAGATGATGTTTATTTTGTGCTGAGCGCGGAAGAGCAGAAGGAGTTGGAGCCGGAACCGGAACCGCAACCGCAACCGCCGTTGCAATTGGGCGCGGAGGAGATGCCGGCGCAGTTGGTAAATGGAAGGGCGAAAGAGGAGGCGATGAATTGAGCACGGAAGTCAGCCACTTACTAATTCTATTGGCCGTAATCGTTGCCTTCTGCATTGTCCTGTGGATTACCGTTCGCGTTGGCAACAAGAAATGGGAGGCGGAAAGGAAGAGGGAGGCGCGGCGATACTATTACGAGTGCTTGGCGCGGTCGCGGATGGGGCTTTGTCCGCCGCCGCCAAAGAACTTTCTCGAACGTTTGGACGCTGAGTAAATGCAATCTTCTCCCCATTCAAAATTCCACTGCCGCCACTGCCCCACCGAACTGGGCAGCACAGACGGCGTGCGCCTATTGATTGCCGTGATTATCGGCGGTCAGGAATTGCTACTGGAGTTTCGCGACCGAACCAAGCCCTATTGCCCAGTGTGCGGGAAACTTTCCGTCTGGTACCCGCATCAAAGTCAAGCGAAAAAGGTTAATGCAATTTCTGGGCTAGTTGTGGCATAATTTCGCTTCGGACGGATTTACAATCTAGCTGCCCGTTTTTGTGGGCAATTTGCGAGTTGAGCGCCGCGAGAAAGATTCCTTCGGGAGTCGTTTTCTCGCGGCGCTTTTTCTATTTGGGGACGCACAATGGATTCATTGATCTACTTTGGCGATTCGATTAAGGCGCTGGACGACAACGGCAAAGTCGGCGGGTATCTGGTGCGATTCTCTGACGATGGCGCACAGAAAGACCTCAGCGGTGAGTACTTCACCAGCAACACATTTCTCGGCTCACGCGATGGCGACGGCGTGGACACGATTTTTCATCACGGTCAGGCGCTGCCTATCAAAGCAAAGTTGACCAAAGCCGCACAGACTGAAATCGAGGCGCTGCGTGATCACGTCTTCGCGCCAGTGAAGACCAGGCGCGACGCGGTGGGCGTATTCGCTGAAACCGTGCTGGACATGGCGGACGAATACGAAAAAGCCGTGTTTGGACTGGTGAAGGCAGGCAAGATCGGTTGGAGTTCCGGCGCAGTTGGCCATCTGGTGAAAAAGGACGAAGGCGGACAAATTATCCGTTGGCCTATTGGTGAGGCGAGCATGACGCCGACGCCATGCGAACCGCAAAACCGGGCGATTACGATAAAAAGCCTGGATGCCATTAAATTCGTTTCGGTAGTCGAAGGCGACGAAGAGCCAGAACCCACAAGTATGCTTCAAACCGGCGCACTGGCCGCGAAGCTGAACCAGCACATCGCCGACATCGTAGACGATGGCCACCCGCGCGCGGTGATCATTCAGAACATGGCGCGCGAAGCCGGAGTTCAAGTCAAGGCTGTTGAGGCGATTCTATCCGGGGCTGACACCAAGCCCGCCGATGCCAAGCTGCGCGCCTTTGCGCGCGTGCTGGATGTGGATTTCCATTCGCTGAAAGCCAAGGTTAGATACGACCACCTGCAAACGATCAAGGGCATGTTTGAAGAGGCGCTGGCAGAGGCCACGCCAAGCCGCTGGGAATTGGAGTCCATCTACAGCCGCATCGTGAAGAAGCTCGCCAATGCAGCATCTGCCGCAAAAATGGCCGGCGTGGAATTCGACCTGGAAGCGAAGATGACAGAAGCGACGAACGAATACACCGCGCTTCTGCTCAAGCATGCGCTCGGTCAAATCGCCGATTGGATGGCTGATGGCGGCGATGATGATTTTTACCTGAAGGCGTTGACGGAACCGTCAAAAGACCTGCTTTCAAATGTTCAACTCGACTTAGAAGACCACTCCGACTTGCTGGTATCCGGCCTGAAGAGTGTTGTTGCGCGCTTTCGCGGTAATCACGAAAAGCGCGTTAAAGCGGGCCGCGTTCTGAGCGAAAAGAATCGCGCCCGGCTGATGGCAATGGCGGAGCAAGTGCTGGCGGTAGGCGCTGACATGAAAGCTTTGCTTGATGAATCTCAGCCGATGGCCAGCGAATCACAGAAGCGCGCGGCTCAAACCGCATTCCTGCGCAATCAATGGCGCGCCAGACAATTAGGAGTAAGCGCAAATGGCTAAAAAACTGCAAGAACTGCTGGCCGAAATTGCCACCAAGAGCAATCAGGTCAATCAACTGTTTGACGATGGCGATACACGCGGCGGCGAAAATACCGCCGTTGAAATCGAAACCATCAAAACGCTCAACAAAGAAATCGAAGAACTGGAGAAGCAAGCATCTGAACTGAAGACGCTTGCCGATATTCGCAATGGCAACGGTGAACGCGTAAAGGCGACGCGCACGGCGTCCAATCCGCTGCCATTCTCCGGCATCAAGGGGAGCGAGAATCAAGACGGGCAATTCAAGAGTATCGGCGAGGAATTGCTTTCCGATCCGACTTTTGACTCCTGGCTGAAGAGCATTACGACCGGCGGGTTTTCTCCGTCGGGTCGCTTTGATTCGCCCCGCATCGCGCTGAAGAGCATGTTCGGGAATTCGATCAAAACCTTGGTGACGGGTGCTTCCGGCTGGTCGGCGCCGTCCTCAACCTCCGGCGGCGCACTGGTTCCAATTGACCGCAAGCCGATTGTGGATTTCAGCTACGCCCGCCCGCTAACGATTCGCGACCTGATCACCATCGGACAGACGAATTCCGACACGGTGGAGTTTGCACGCGAAACCAGTGTGACCAATGCGGCAGCGCCAACAGCGGAAGCAACTGGCGCAGCGGATGGAACCGGCGCGAAGCCCGAAAGCGCCATGGCATTTGAGGCTGTAACCGCGCCAGTCCGCACAATTCCCCACTGGTTGCCGGTGACGAATCAGGCAATGGCCGATGCTGCACAGCTTCGCACCTACATTGATGAATTCCTGCGCTACGGCATCGAGGAAGAGTTGGAAGATCAGATGATTGCCGGTTCCGGCTCCGGCCAGAACTTTAGCGGCGTGCTGAATGCAACCGGTATCACTTCACAAGCTTACGCAACCGACGTGCTGACCACGACCCGCAAGGGGCGCACGAAAGTCCGCGTCACGGGACGCGCTCGCGCCACGGCGTTTGTGATGCACCCGAACGACTGGGAAGCGATTGACCTGCTCCAGGACAACGAAAACCGCTACTACTACGGCGGACCAGCGCAAATGGGCAATCCAACCTTGTGGGGCTTGCCGGTGGTTGAGTCCGAGGCGATGACCGAAGGCTACACTGTGGTCGCTGATTGGCGACTGGCGGTGCTGTGGGAGCGGATGCAAACAGTCGTCAGCATGAGCAATAGCCATTCCGATTTCTTCATTCGGAACCTGGTTGCCATTCTGGCTGAATATCGCGCCGCGTTCGCGCTGATTCGTCCGAAAGCGTTCGTCAAGTGCGACCTGACCGCCTAATCGGTCGTTCAAAGTGAATAACCGGGCGCGGCTGCGGCTGCGCCCATCAATAGGAGAAAGATCATGTCTGCAACTTTGAATGGCCGGGAACTGCGGCCCATCGAGGCGAAAACCGCCGACTATACCGTTGTTGCCGAGACGGACAACGGAAAAACCTTTACTACGGCAGGCGCAAGCGGTGCGGTCGTCTTTTCGTTGCCCGCCGCCACGGTTGGCCAGTGGTATCGGTTCCACGTTGGCGCGGCGCAGCAATTGCGCATTGACCCGAACGGAACGGAAACCATTGCCCTGCCATCCACCGGCGCGCAGTCTTCCGCCGGGGCGTATATCGTCGCCGACGCAGTTGGTGAAAGCGTGGAAATTCAGTGCGTGGTTGCCGGTGATTGGAATGTGAATTCCTACATCGGGACTTGGACAGCGGTATAAACGGGGTGATCAATGGAACTCTTAGCAGCCGCCGCGCGGACAGCAAGCGGCACCAGTACGGCAACGCAAGTCCGGTCAACGCTCAACAATTGGCTGGCCGGGGCCGCGTTTCACCTGAACGTCACGGCGGCTGCAACAGAGGCCGGAGATACGCTGGACGTTTATATTCAGCACTCTGTTGATGGTGGCACCACCTTCACGGATTTTGTCCACTTCACGCAAGTTGTCGGCAATGCGACGGAGCCGGTTGATCACTTCGCGCATTGGGTGGCGCTGATGACCCCGACGGCAGCGGTTCACGCCACGGAAGACGCTGCACTGGCGGCAGGCGTGAAGCAAGGGCCGGTGGGCAATCTTTGGCGCGTCAAATGGGTGGTGGTTGCGGCCACAACTTCGGGCAATGAATCATTCACTTTCGGCGTGTACGTGACGCCGCTTTACTCTTGAGGTTTTCTTATGGCCTATCTTGATCCAGCAGAGGGCGCACGGCGCGACGGCTCAGCAAACGCATTCAGCCGAACGCTTCTGACCGGGGCGGCGAAGCGGAAGCATGTCCATGTCGTCAGCGCCTCCATCGCCACGACCAGCAATACGGATAACTATGTGATTGTCCCGGAAACAGGCACGCTTGATAGCGTGGATTTTTCCTCACTGGCATCGCTGGCGGCGCACGACTCCAACTACATTACCTGGACAATCACTAACCTGGGGCAAGGCGGCGCGGGTTCGACGGCGATGTTGGCCGCCACTGACGCCAACACAACCAAAGCAACGGGCGGAACGGCGCTATCGGCCAATACGAAACGAAGCCTAACACTGACCGCTACTGCGGCTGATCTGGCGGTGGTTGCGGGCGACCGGCTGCTGATTCGCGCCGCCGCAACTGGCACGCTGGCGGGTGCGGTAACTGTGCCGGTGTATTTGCTTCGTTTCACCGGAACCACATAGGAGGCAGATGGTGACAATCATCAAACCAGAGCCGCCGAGCGCAAGCGATTGGGTAGCGGATCGGTTCGTCTTTCTTGACAAGCACGGCAACGTGGTTGGCGAGAAAGACCCGAACAAGCTGACGCAGTTGGTTGCTAAGGGCTGCACCTTGCCGCGCGCAGTGGCGGAGCGATATGGATTGCTTGCGTCACCGGAACCAGTAATTGAAGCGCCGGCGGCACTCGAACCGGAGCCGCAAGTCTTTGTAGAACCGGAGCGAGAGCAGGAAGATCAGGAACCGGACGCGGAAGCCGAATCCGAACCGGAACCCGTAAAAACCGAATCGCAGAAAAAGCATCACCGCAAACGATAAATGCCAAGCGCTGCCGAACAACGTCAATCCGCGATGGAACTGCTCCGGCTGTATGCGCAGCCGGACGTTCCGCCGTTGATCGGCTCGGCAGCACTGGACACGATTCTTGACAATTCAATCAAGGCGACGATCTGGACAGTGGGCACGGCGTACACCTACGGCGCGGTAATTCTGCCCACCGTTCGCAACGGTCACAAATACCGCTGCATTCAGGCGGGAACGAGCGATGCGGATGCTGCCGATGAGCCGGAATGGCCGAAGGGCGCGGGCGGAATTATTACTGAAGGCGCGAGTGATCCGATTCTGACATGGCAGGAATACGGGCCGGATTTTGACAATTTGTACGACGTGCGACGGGCTGTACGGCAGGTGTGGGAAGCGAAGGCGGCGATGGCAAGCGCACTTGTCGCCGATAAAGCGGTCTATGAGCAGTGCATTAAGCAGGCAGAGCGTTTTGCATCACTGGAGGTTGCCTGATGAGCATTCTTGGCGACATCCAAGCTTACAACGTGGCGTTCGCGCAAGAGGTCGCGCACACGCAGCATGACGAAGGCCCAAATGCCTTGGGTGAGGGCAGTACGATCTTTTTTGAGCGATTGAGCGGCACGAATACGCCAACTCAATCTGCTGGAATTGACGCCTTCAAGTTCTACGACCGGGCGTTTGACGGCACGCAATTGCCGCCGGAAGTAAAGTACGAAATCCGCGTCCCGGAAGATAGGCTGGCCGCTGCGGACCTACTTCGCGTCAGTTCTTTGACACTGGAAACGCCCTACGCAACAACGCGCTACAGTCTGGTGAAGGAGCATTTCTTCCCGCCATTTGGTGAGTGCAGGTTGTGGCGGCTGGGCGTGACCCCCAAGGAGGACGAAGACTAATGCCCTCTTCCTACACCGTCCTTCTCAACAATGATCTTTTCCGCGCCGCCATCACCCAGCAGGCCCGCCCCATCCTGATGGACATTGCCGAATACGAACGCGCGTTGGAAATTCGCTCCTTCGGCCTGCCGAAATCAGGCCGGACGTATTACCGGCCACGGCCAGCGCGGGGGAAATATATTGCGTCCGCGCCGGGGCAAGCGCCCGCGATTCGCAGCGGGAATTTGTTTCGCAGTCAAGGGCGACCGCGATTTATCGCGCCGCTGACTGTGGAGCGGGTGATCAATACGGAATATGCGGCAATCCTGGAAAACGAGCTAAATCGCCCATTTATTCGGCCCGCGGTTGAAACTGTGAAGCAACGCTTTAAGGCGGGACAGTTGGGGAGCTTTGCGTAAATGGCATCTTCCTATGAAATCCAAACCGCCATTGCCGCCAAAATCGCCACCGCTGCGCCCAATGCCGTTGTGAAGCCGCGCGACATCCTGGGCAAACTGGCGGCGGGTGATTGGGAGATGCTGCGCAGCGCCGATTCCGACGGCGCGCGAATTCACGGGTGGATTGTCACGAAAACGGCGGACATGCTGAAGGCGAACCGTCAAAACTACGCCGAATATTCACCCCGCTATGCCGTCTGGGCATTTTTGCAATATGCCACCGGCGACAACACGACGAATTCGGAAAAGGAATTTCTCGACGAACTGGACGATGTGCGGGATGCGTTTTTGCAGCCGCTGGCCGATCCGCTGACCTTCGCGCTACCGCCGTCATTTGACGACATTCGACCAGCGGCAGAGGGGCCGAACGGCAAGCTGATCCATATCGCGCGCGGCGTGATCGTGCTCGATGGCGTGAAGGTGGGGTGTGAATGAGTCCGGCAACAATCTGGTTTCTTGAAGAATTAGGGCGACTGATCAAGGGCATCGGCACGGCAGTCACCGAATATGCAAAGCGCCTGCAAGCCGAGCGCAAATAGTTCTTTTCGATTTTACCAACTGAGCAAGCGGCCCGGTGACGGCGACGAATCCGGCCAACGCGGCAAAACGCCCGCGCCTAGCGACCTCGCAAACCAAACGAGGTTTCTATGGCGACTTACTTACAACGGGCAGCAAAGCTCTACATCGGCAAAACGGTCGAAGGCTCTTACAACGCATCCAACACCACCGGCTCAAACTACCTGCGTGCGGTCAATGACGCGCCGTTGGTAACAATTCCGGTGCAGGAATTCCGCACCGATCAGGGACGGGCCGGGAGCGAATTTGCTTCCGCCGTTTGCAAAACCTACTGGGAACCGAGCGGCGTCAACGTGGCCGCCGATGCGGATTTCGATCTGGCGGCGCGCCTCTGGCTTCGCGCGGCAGGCGGAACGATCACCAATACCACAGTGGTTGCGCTGCTGGCGGGCAAACACACCTGCCCAATGTTGCCGGAAAGCACGGGGCTGCAATTGCCCAGCTTCAACGCAATCAGCGTGATGGAAGGCAGCGGCTACAGCTTCCGCTATGCCGGCATGGTAGTCGGCCAGGCCACGATGAGTCAGGAGGGCGTGAACGCGATTAAAACATCGTTCAACCTCGTCGGCTCCGGCAAACACTGGTCGCCTCACGGCGTCACGTCGCTGCCTTCTGCACCGTCGTTTACCTGTCTGCGTCCGTTCGCCTATCTGAGCTATGACAACGGCGATGCGGTTGACCTGGGCGCGGGCTGCACGGTGCGCGGTTGGACGGTCAGCCTGGATAACGCGCTGAATCCGCAGGGCGACCGCTGCACCGGCGATTCGACGCAGGATGCGGGCGATCCCACGGCCAGCGGCGGTGCGAGCGATGCGGCGTTTAACTCGAAACTCCATCACCGCGACCGCAGCGTAACCGCGCAGATCACAATTGAAGCCGATGCGGCGGATGAGTGGGATGACATGGTGGAGGGTGTGACGTTGACGGACGTGACCTTCGGCGCGCGCGGAGCAGACCTTGACCCAAGCGGCACGCCGGACACGACCTACGAATACCTGAAGATTATCATTCCCACCGCGAAAATCACGCGCATTGTCAACGTGGACAGCGACGGCAAGTTCGCGATTCAGATGGACCTGCTGCCGATTACTTCGGGAACGTCGGTGCTGACGGTGGAAGTGGTCAATTCGACAATCGGCACATTTGCATAAGGGGAAATGATGGCAGAGGGAACGAAAACACGCGCGGAAATCCTTGCCGAATTGTGGAGCGTGACGCCGGAAGAGGCGGCGCAGCACGAAGCGGCGCGATTAGCGAAGCGGGCGGCGAAGACTGCCGCACCGGTTGAATCGGCGGCGGTCGAGCCAACGGCTGAACCAGAAGCGAAAAAAAAAGACGATGCTGCAACTGACCCAGCTTAAATCCTTCGCGCGCGCCCTGTGGTCATTTCTGCGAACCGGCGATGCGCCGCTCGCAGAGGCGACCCGGCGCGAACAGATTTGCAACGACTGCCCGGAGGTTGTCACGACCGCGACCGGTTTATTTTGCGGCGCGTGTGGCTGTGCGCAATGGGCAATGAGTGACCTGCGAACGAAGTGGCGATTGCCGGAAATCGCCTGTCCGCTGGGGAAATGGTAGCGATTGAAAACAAGATCAGCCCGCTACCGGCTGCCTGTACAGCAACCGGGAAACGGCGCGCTTCCTGACACGCACGCGGGCTGATTCACAATTCAGGGGCCGATAGGAGGGCCAAAAATGAACGAAGCAACGCAGACGCAAAAAGCCAAAACCGCATTTGACCTCGCGATCACATCCTTTGAAATCTTGCTGCCGGTCGCTTGGCCGGGCAAAGAGGGCAAACTGGTTGTCACGCACAGGCTGAGCAGGCCGACCCCGCGACAGGAATCCGAATACAAACGCAAGCTCGTCTTTCAGGAGCGTCACTCCGGCACTCAAATCACGGAAGAGCATGGCGGAATGTCCGACGGATTGACGTGGCTATGGGATCAGATTGCAGAGTCGGTCAGCGGTTATCCGGGGCTTGAGGATGGCACGGCTGTCACCGAGCCACTGGCCGCACGAATGCGCGTGGCGCACAAGGAAATGGCAATTGCAGCGCTGTACGAGTGCGGCGCGGAAGTTTTGCCGGAAGAAAGCAGCGCCACATTCGACGGTGGCGAGTGGGCAGTGCGCTTGCGCATCGGCTCGCTGAACTCCCCTTGGGCAGTACTCAAACTGAGGTTGCGCGAGTGGACGGAATCGGAAAAGCGAGGTTTTGAAAAAAAAGCAACATTCAGCATGTCCGTGCAACAGGGCAAAACCAAACTGGCCACGTCGGGGATTAATCAGCAGGCATTTTCCGACCTGTTTGACGCGCTGCTTTTGAGCGTTGCGCCCGATACGGATAGCTCGACATCCGAGGTGTTGGCAAACGGGAAAACGTTCGCCGAAGCCGGCCGCGAAGCTTTCGCCGCCGCGTTTCTGGGCGAGTGGAAAAGCGAAGCCGTAACGCAGTTGACGCAACTGTGGAGAAAGAAAGCACGGGACTGACCCGTGAGCTGAGCGACCACATCACCGCTCAGCTCAGCTTCCAACGCTCTTTGAAGACTGGCGGCTGTTTTCGACTCGATGCCTGCTATGAGGCGGGCATCAGGATCGAAGCCGAAGACGAATCCCGCCCGCATGAAATCTGCCTTGGCTGCAATAAGCCGCGCGGCCTGCCATCGCCGTCGCACCTGAGCGAGCCAATGGCCGTGGCGTTGCGGTTGGACAGACTGAAAGACGCGGGCGCGCGATTCGACTATCCCGACGGCCTGACCGCAGCCGAGTGGGCGTGTTTGGACGCATTGCAAACCGCACGGCGCGCAGATCAGGAAGCTGAGGCGCGACAGCGGGCGCAGGATGCGGAAATGCAGCAGCGGATGGCGGAGTTGAACCGGGCGCGGGGGGTGCGGTCACAACGATAGTGCGGCGTTGTTCTGGTCAAGCTTGACCGTGTTGGCTCCGGCCTTCAGATCAATCTTGAGTATCCAGAGCACATCGTTCCGCCCGGCAGACCAGACGCCGAATAAATGGTAGGTGCCGGGCTTGACGGAATCGAAAACCGCCTTTCCGTCAAATCCGGTGCTGACCTGTTTGACAACATGAGGGGCAAGGGCTTTGCCCACATCGGCGGCGAACCGGGCGCAGTCGTCGCAAATGCTGGATTTGAGCCGCGCGAGGCTGAACACGAGGCGAACGGGCGCGCCGCCCTGAACGGGCCGGACATTGGCTTTTTCCAGAAGATCGAGCGGCGATTCATCCAACAGATAAAACGTCGTTCGCGCCGCCGGTTTCACATCGCCCGATTGATAAATCAACGCGGCTTCGATTGACAATGTGGCAGTGGATTCAGCGGCGGCGAATTTCCATGTGCCGTCTGGGTTCAAAATCACGGATTTGCCATCCGGCGTGGTGGCGGTCAGTGATTGGGCAGCGACCGAGATAGATAGCGCAAGAACGAGCAGAAAAGTTTTCACAGTAGATTTTCTCCTTTGGGGCCGATGGCGGCGAAATTATTCACAGTGGCACGAAAAACGCAATGGCTGAACCGATTGTAATTAGAACCGAACTTGCGCAGCCCGACGTGGCGGCATTCGCACGCAAACTGAAAGCCGGGCTTCAGAGCGCGCTTGATTCGGGCACGGACGGATTGCGCGCCACCGGGAAGAAAATCGGGGATGCGCTGAGCGCCGGAACGGCGGAGGCAGTCAAGCGCAATCAGGCAACAATTGACGCCATTCAGGCGCGGGCGGCGGCGAAAGCGGCAGCGGACGCCGCGAAGATTCAGCAGGAAGCTTTGCGCGCCAATGGACGCCTCGAATCCATTGCCACGCAAAGCGCCGGACGGATTGCGCAGATCGAAGCGAAGAAACAGGCAGACTTGGACGTGCTACGCGAGCGATTCGCGCAGCGGGAAATCGAGCGGCAGCGAAAACTGGAGCGCGCAGCCAATAATACCGGCGCGCTCACCTTCTTTCGCCGCTACAGTTCCACGATTCGCGAAGCGGGTGAGTCCATCCAGCAGGCCGGTTTTGCCCTTACTGGCCTGACAACTGGAATTATTGCACTCGGACGCACAGCCGTATCCTCAGCCGTGGACCTTGACCGGCAGGTGAATGTACTGAAAGCCCTGACTGGCAGTGCAGAGGCAGCAGAGGCGCGCTTTGCGCAACTCGTTGCCACGGCGCAGCGGTCGCCGGGGCTGACGACCTCGCTGGCCGCAACACTGGATGCACAATTGCGCGTGGCGAATGTATCGGTTGCGACAATTGATAAAATCCTGCCTGCCATTGGGCGGTTGAACGCCGTTGCACCGCTGGGCGATCCGCAGAAATTCGCGGGCAACTTGGTACAGTTGATCAGTCAGAATTTTGAGCGCCAAGATTTGAAGGAATTGGTTGGGCAATCTCCCTTGGGGGGAGAATTGATCAAGCAAATCTTCAACGTGGACAACGCCACGAACGCCGCCGCCATTCGCGAAAGCGCCAAAAAACTGGGCATTGATACCACGGAAGAATTCTTCGCGGCATTTGCGCAAGCCGCATCCAGCAACAGTAAATTGGCCGGCGTGACCGAATCCATCGGCACTCAGTTTGAGAAATTGCGTGACCGGGTGATTGTGGCGTTCCGCCCGCTGGGGTTGGCGCTGATTGAAGCGCTTCAGCCGCTGGTGGAACGGGCGGTGCCGATTATTGAGCAGTTGTCAAATGCTTTCCGTGCATTGCCGGACAGCGCGCAGCAAGCCATTTTGATTCTCACAGCAGTGGCGGCGGCAATTGGGCCAATTGTAGTTGCCATTGGGGCGCTTATTCAGACCTTGGGAGCGCTCGGAAATATAATCACCGTCGTCTCAGCCCTGTTTGCCGAAGGCGGCGCTCTCGCGGGAGCAGGAGCCGCGATTGCAGGACTTGCGGCAACAATTCCGCCCGTGGCAATTGCTCTTGGCGCGGTCGCGCTGGTAATTGGCGGGCTTGTCGTGGCCAATCAGCTTTTTGCGCAAAGCACAACCGAAGCGGCAGCGGCAACCGAGGCGTCGTTGAACGCTTCCCGGCAGCGCGTAGAAGTCGGTCAATCGGAACTGGACGCGCTGAAGAATCTACGCGAGCAATCGAGTTTGAACGCGGACGAGCAGGCGAAAATTCGAGCGGCATATGACGCGCTCACGCCGGTTCAGCGGGAGCGTGTGAGCCTGTATGCAGAAGAGGCGGGCGGCATTGAAACAACCTCTGGCAAGCTGACCGGACTGATTCAATTACTTGAGCAGGAAAACGCAACGCGGCGCGCAGGGTTGCAAAAGGAATCTATTGAGCAGGGAAAGCAGCTTGCCAATCAATTAAACGTCACCTCGGCCAATATGGAGGCGAACCGCGCGCAGGTGGAACGACTGCAAGCCCAATTGGACGAACTGACGCGCAAGCAGGCAGCAGCAGAGAATTCCGGGGAGCGTTTTGGGCGCAGCTTGGCAGGGCCGGGCGTTGCAGCGGCAGACATCTATCGCCAGAAAATCGCTGAGTTGTCGCCGGAACTGGACAAGGCGCGCGTTGCATCTTCCGGGAATCAGAAAGAGCTTCTTGCGCTGGCTACTGCCTTTGATGCTGCCCGCCGCGCGTCTGGCTTGACCACCGAAGAATTCATCAGCCAGAGCATTGCGGCAAGCGGATTAGGGGGGAATCTTGAAGTGCTGCGCTCGCGACTGCTGAAGCTTGCCAATCTTTCGCAGCCGGAAGGGCCGATTGTGCCGCAAGACGTGCTGGATAGGGCGAATGCGGAGCGAGACAGGAAGATTCAGGATGAGCAAGACCGCAAAAATCGAGTTTCAGCAGGTGGCGGCGAATCCGCCGAATCCAAGGCGCGCCAACTGCGCGAGGCCCAACTTCGCTTTACGAAAGAAACCCTCGACCAGCAATTGCGCCTGGTCGAAGACGCCAACCAACGCGAATTGAAAGCGGTGCAGGAACGATTCAGCAATGAAGAGATTTCCATTCGGGAGTTTTACGAAACGAAAACCGGCATTGAGCAATCGAGCATTGGTAATTCGATCAATATCATTCAGCAGGAAATCCGTGCCACGGAAGAGTCATTGCGCGCAGCGAAGGCCAACACGCCGGAGAAGATCAGGCTTGAGGGCGAGTTGTTGCGACTGCGCACCGAGTTGGAACTGAAGACACGTTCTCTGACAGATGCAGAAACGGAAAATCAGTTGCGCTTTCTCGATGCCGCGCAGAAGAAGAAAATCGAACTGCTGGCGGATTTGCAAAAGCTCGCCCTGCCGAGCGGCGAATCAACTGGCCAACTGCCCACCGACCTGATTGCGCAAAACGTTGACCCGCGCGTAGCAGAGGCACAGGCGCAAATTCGACGCGCTCGCGAACTTGACCGCGCCGCCCGCGTGGAAGACCTCGCGGTTCAGCAACAGGAACTCCAAATCCAACAGGCCATCAGCCAGGGCGTGATCAGCGAAGCGCAGGGCAAAGAGGCCACGCTGGCGATTCAGAGGCAGTTGCGCGATGTGCTGATTGCGTCCCTGGAGGCGCAAAAAGCACTTGAAACCGACCCGGAAAAACTCGCACGGCTAAATCTGGAGATTCAAAAACTCGCCACGTTTGGCCAGCAACTCACGCCCGCACAAGCCTTTTTCAAGGGACTGAGAAGCGAGGCCGAAACGACCGCAGAGGCGTTTGAGCGGATTGGGAGCAACTTCAAGGACAAATTCCTCGGCGTGCTGGATGGCGGAATTGATCGGCTGACACAGAAATTCGGTTTCTTCAAAGATTTGATCGGCGATATTTTGAAATCCCTGACAAGGAAGGTGATTTCGCAACTCTTCGGCCTGGGCAATCCGGGCGGGGGCGGAAG